TATAATTGCTTTAAATATTGTTCTAATATCGTTTATGAGATTCTGATGATGTAAGTCAGTACATAGAATGGAGGCCTGTTTTCATGGGCTAAGCCACCACCGGTAGTGTCGGTAGCGTGCTGCTGGAAATACATCTTGGTATTGTCATCATCCGTCCCGCCATTACTGCCCACACCTTTGTCAACCGGGATATAGTTTGTTGATGTAGAGGCATCCTGCTCGCGATAATAATAATCATTGAAGTTATGCGAGTGGCTGGGTATTTCATCTATTGTCAGGACATGATCCTTTTCGCCACCCACGGCACCGATGGCATTATAATCCGCGTCCTCATCATTCTTGCCGACAATGAACTTAGATCTGAGATCAGGGAGACGGAAATAGCCTTCCTCTGTCATATATGTAGTGCCGTTGGGAGCTTTTCCATTATTGAATTGCTTGCCTATCGATGCATAAAGTTTGGGGTAGTCCGCTATTTTCAGTTTCGTACCATCGCATACATGATAGTTGTCCGGAATGATACTACCGGCAAACATGTGTACCGTACCATAGGGCGGAGGGGCCACCTCTACGATGTCGGCAGCTTCTTTCTTCTGTAGGGCCAACAATGCGGCGTTCAGCTCCTGCGTAGAAACCAGTTGCTCGAAGTCCTCCCATGAGTATTGTTCAGTGCCCGCTCCAGGGACCAAGGTCCTTTCGGTATAGGCCGTAGTGTATTGGAAATCCTGTACAGTAACCGGTATCGAGGTCTCTTTCACATGTATCAATGTAGCCCCAACACCACCCTCAAAGTAGATAACCTCTCCACTATCCTGAGCATTGGTTCTGAGAAACACGTATCCTTCCGACCGGGTGGACTTGTCTTCGCTGAGCTCGCATCCGGAGAGTATGATTTTGTCGCCGGAGACAAGGCCAAGCATCTGCATCATAATAATATTGTTCTGCAGATAGTCAAGCGTACTGCAATCAAGGGGAAAGTCCTTGTTCAATTGCGTCAGGTAATTGCCTAAAGTCTGTTTCATCATCTATCTATTGATAATTAATTTTCCATTTCATACCAGCCAACTTGTAGCTATTTACCATAGCCGTCAGCCTATCTGCATATATCATCAGGTCCCAGGGAACATTGACAAGAAACGAATATTCCGACAACCCCTGATATCCACGTAAGTTAAGAATGACAGCATTGCCATTCCCTTGGTGAGCCAATATACACTGCTTTCCAAATTTTCTTGTATAAATGAGCAATGGGTCATGCTCGGCAGCATCACTCACCGAAATTCTTCTGTCATCAGAATCGAACGTGTCGTTCAAAAGTCCCCTGAGGTAACAGACCTGCCCATTATACTTCAATGTAGATTCTGTCTGTTCACAGAATACTTGATAGTCTGATTGCAAGACTCGGACACCTTGTATCAGCGAGCTTGTAAGAGCAATGATACCCTTCTTCCGGAGAGCCGTGGGAAGAAGCAATAACGCTAACTTACGAAAATCAACCTTTGTTGCCATTGTCTAATCTGCTATCATATTGATATTAATTTCTCCAGGAGTGAAGTATCCTGAATAAGGAATATACCTTGCGTTGATGGCAATGGCACTCCCAGTCGTAGCAATACGCGCACAGGAGGATTTCATCTCCACGACCTTGACACCATCCAGTTCCTGGATCTTGTCGATGAGGGCCATGTTTGAATAGACTCCATCAAATGGCAAATTCTGCACATAGTTCCGGACGGCCTCCAGGCAGTCCTGTCTCAACGATGCCGGACTCTTCATGGCACTATAGTAGACATCAATGTCGCAGTCGAACTTGTCAGGCATAGCATTGATGAGTTTAAACCTTACCCCGACATCCTTAATTTCATTGATGTAGGCTGTCAGTTGGGGTTCTAAGTCATTTTCAAGTGGTATCCGAGCGTTTTCTGTGCCACCAGCCACCTTTATAATTAGCAGGTTCGATGCCGGAGACTCTGATGCTGCTGCATACTTAACTACTTTGGCGGTATTGATTTCTTCCTCTGACATTCCTGTTGTGTCATAAGTATCTGAGTCAGGAGCAAGCGTCTTATCCCGCATAAAGCCCAACATCATATTCCGATACCATTTAGCTGTATGTGGCTTCATATTGGAGATTTTAACTTCTACCTCATTTCTGAAACTCTCAAACAAAGCCTCATGAGTCCACATCGCTACGGCAACGATATACAATAAAAGGCTCTCAAGGCTCACCTTGCTGAACACATCATAGAAGGCCTTACCAATCTCAAAGCCGTAAATGGCTGCAAGATCCTCGTTTCGCATGAAGTCATCCATCATGCCATCCTTAATTTCCGTTATAGTTCTCATTGCCTTATCTATATACTGACCTCAAAATCAACACCCACGCACATCTCCCCGATACCGGAAGGCGAATAGCCAGCCAACTCATCCAGAGATGTTGCTGTGGCAGGCCTAATGCCTTGCATGTCATATTGTTGTTTTACCTTCGTGTCAATGATAGGTGCCGTTGACAGTTCAAGACCATCAGACAAATCATCCGACACGGATATACCGTTCCTGACCGCAAGGTCCATCCCTGCTTCCACGCTGCCCGCCGTCTGCAGGGCAATATCAAGCAAACTTTGTCTGTCTTGTACTTGCTGCATTATTCAATACTTATTGTATCCCCATCAGTTGTAACCTTGTTGACCATGATTCCACAGAACCTGAGCATCCTCTTAACCTCAATGGGCCAAAAGACATCGCCTGACCCGCCGAGCATCCTCCTTGCCTCTCCTCCAAGCAATGGCCATTCTTTCCACTCACCACGGTTGGATGCCAGCACCGTCTCGACAATCTGCTCATCCGTGTCACCTATGACCATTCCCCCATGTCCAACCAGAATATCACCAGTTACGCTATCAAGTAAAATCCCAATCATTGCCTTACCCTTTCATTTTCATAGTCGTTCCTCGTGCTTTCAATGAGCGGAGCTGCACTCCATGAAGACGCCAACGCCTTGAGCGAGGCCCCACCATCCTGTGGAATAGGAGACCAAGACATCATAAGCTCTTTCAATCTATTGATGTCCCTTTCGATGAGGTTAAACCTGCGTGTAAGCTCTTCCACTTTGACAAGCCCTCCCAGATTTCCACCATTTAGGATTATACCATCGTCATTAACCAGCAGGCTGTTGTCTATACCGGAGACAGTTACCCGCACTTCCTCGACGTCATCACAGAGCAAGACAATTCCCGATGATCCATTGTCTGTAAACCCGACGATGACATAGCTGCCCATTCTTGGAATCTGCACACATCCCAATGAGCTTCCCTGGTTGGCCTGCAGGTTCATTCCAAGCAATGGTGCACCTTCATCCAATGGTGCGACGTCTACGGTTCTGGCCTCTCTGTCGATGGCAGTCACCTCTCCGACCGTTATGCCGAGGGAGGTTCCTCCGCTACCGGAAGCAAGATGCCTTATCATATCCGCAATATTCATTCCGCAACCCTCCTTCCTAAGGTGATTTCCTGACGGTATCCACCGGCACCATATTTGATGACATTCCTGTCAACCATATAAACACCTTTGCGGATACCATCCAACTTGATTCCGATGCAATCCAGTTTGTCCACCAGCTTATAACCGAAAGTTGTAATGTTTCCTTTGAGACCATCCCGTTTCAAACGGGCCAGTTCCTGCTCAGCCCAAGCCTTTAGCTCTGATTCCGTTTTATTATAGGTATGAAGCGTGCGCAGTTCTCCATCTGCATCTCCCACTTCCACCCTGATTTTCTTATTATCAGGCATCAGCGACACAGCCTTCACTTTGATTCTCATGTTCTGCGCCTGTTGCTGCTCCAGTGCCTGGTCACTGATGATGTTGACACCCGTGGAAAAGACCTGGGAAATCTGAGCCTCCCGCTCAAAAAGGACACCGCAGTAGAGAACAGTCCTGCCACCCTCATATTTGAAGAATGATCGGACGCCTTGCTCCTGCAGCTTTCCCAATAATGAGGCCACGGTGTCGGCTGTCACTCGATAGGCTCCAAGCCGCTGCTCTCCCATGACTTTTATTTCATAGGGAAGTCCCTGATCTTTCAGTAAGGTACCAAGATCTACACTCCTATATGATTTTTTCTTGGCCGGAGTCTGCTTCAGCACGAACATCTCATCCTCGCAACTAATGACTACCGGAGTCTTACATGACACGTCACGGACGTATCCGACAAATGCAAGCTCGTTGTTTCCATCATAGCCCAACGATACCCTGACCCGGTCGCCACGATGTACAGGTATCGCCGCCTGACCGTCCCATTTGATTTTCTTGGGAAGGGTGATCCGGCACTCGTCGGTCAACTTACCTGTATCCCGGCTTATCTCCACCTCGGATACCCAGTTGAACCTCCAGTGTCGGTCTCCTGCAATTTCAATATCTGCCGTAAGGATATACATTAATACTCGCTGCTGAAAATATTATAGTCACTGTCTGACACTGCGGACAGACTGATTTGCTGATAGTTGCTTTCAGTGGCCTGAGCCACGTCAAAGCCTTTAATGACAATCCTGTCGATGTTGAAGAGGTCGAAGAAAGTGCTGTAGACCTTGATGGCATGCTTTTCTTCCATAAAGACATGCAATTGCCTGATCCCATCTTCCGGATATCGGTCGGTTATGGTTCCATTTTCTGTGGCAAGAATGCCGACAAGTATGTTGACCTGATAGTCGCCTTGATTGATATATTCCTTGACTGTACCATCCATCCCGACTAATGCCGTCATGACAATCTCCTTTTGCTGGCTGATGGCTACAATTGCATCATTCATGACAAGACGTTCTCCATCTTCCTTCTCGAATGTCAGCTCACACAAGGCGTATCTTCCTTCCCAGTAACTCTTATCCGTGATTGGGGTCGCCACGTCATTAGGTGAGATACGGCTTCCTCGGTTACTCCAGTCTGGTGCCTGTCCGGTCCTTGCCGGATGGAACTTGTAAAGTGGGCCCTTGGCCTGTATGGCAGTACCTGCTGCTACAAATTTGAAACTGATAGGTAACATCACACAGCTAAATTAGTATCGTTGATTGCTGACAGAAGAGCCTGCTCAATGGCTTCCTTCACTTTTTCCGTCCCCTCGCTGAGGGTTGTGGTATGAACCTCCAGACGCTCCACGAGTTTATCGATATTGACAGTTATATTCCTGACTGCCCCACTACTACTCGAGTTGGATGTCTCTTTGGCCTTTGAAAGTGTATTTCCGGTTGGATTAATAGCTCCTCCCGCGATAGCGGGTATCGCCGGCAATCCACTTGTGGGTGTATTTGAGTTCTTTGCCGCATTTGCGTTTTTTGATTTCTTTTGTACAGTTCTTGCATTGCTGGAAATCTCTTCATTGTAAGCGTTATTGAATGCCTGTCCTATCTGCTTGCCAAAATCAGAAAAAGTATTCTTCAGTCTACCTAAAGCTTTGGTAATTCCGTCACCATCCAGTTTAAATGTAGCCTTGATGAGCTCGCCCAATGCAGAGAAAGTTGCCAGGGCCTGCTGGCCGATGGCGGTGAAGAAGGTCTTAAAGGCTGCCCATAAGCCTTTCAGCACAGCCCTGAATGTGGCGGAAGTATTCCAGAAGTATATTCCCAATGCAGCCAATGCCGCAATGGCCGCTGCCACCCATCCGATGATGGGGATGTTCATGATGGCGATACCTATGGCACGACATGCAGATACGGCACTCAACTTGAATGCTCCGAAAGCTGCGGAAGCAATTCCCGAGAATGATGCAGATGCTGTTCCGCCGGTCACTAAGGACAGAGCCAGAAAGCCGAGCCCTTTTACTGCCTGCATTACACCCACGGTGGCGAACCTCACCAATTGAAGAGCTGCTCTCCCCATATTGCCAATGAATCCCAGAGATATGCCATTGTTCAGTGCGGTGGCAGATGTCATCAAGGTCATGGACAGCACTGCGTTTCTCAAAGCTCCCACGATACCCGTCCACATGGCTCCCCATTTCATGGCACCGATTCCGGACATCAATTGGCCGCAGACCTGCAGCAATGGCATCAGTTGGGCGAAAGGTACGAGTAACTGGGTAAGGGCACTTATCCACAGAGTGGTGTCACCACTCATCTGAAAGATTGCAATTTTCGCATCTTCTATCCGCTGATTGATACGCTTCTGACGTTCCTCATAGCTACTCATGACGATGGCAGCCTGTTCCTCCGCACTCTTAGTTCCGGTTACGGCTGCGGTGAGCCTTCCCAACTCGCCGGTACCCTGCACAAGGGCACGGGCAGCGTTGGCGTTCTCCATTCCAAAGAGTTTACTGAACAGGGCGCTGTCATTCAATACAGGCTTGAGCATTTCCAGACGTGACTTGAGGGAGAGACTGTTATCCCCCAACTTGAGAATGTCTATACCGGCAGCCTTCAAAGCCTCCTGTGTCTCCTTTGGCAGGAAACGGCCTTGACCAAGAATGGCCAGCGTGTTCCGGAGAGCCACTCCGCCTTCCGAGCCTTTCTTGCCAGCCTTGTCAAGGACTTGTATGGCGGCATTCGTCTCCTCAAAGGAAACGTTGGCAGCCTTGGCAGCCATACCACTCTGTTCCAGGGCGGCCTTGATTGCCGGAAGCTCTGCTGATCCTTCCTGACCCGCGGCTGCCATGACGTTCATCATCCTGGCCATCTCCTGACTGGCTTTCATTGGATCGGCAAGGCTTACGCCGTACTGGTTCATGGCCGTGGTCAGAACCTCTGCGGCAGCTGTGCCGTCGTTGCCCATGAGCTTGCTTGTGGTCTGTATGGAATCCCCCATAGCCTTCAGCGCTTTCGGACTCTTGGCAAGTTCCGGAGTCAATTGGGACAAAAGGAGTTTGTAACCCTCCACGGCCACTCCGGCATCTGTGCCGAAAGCCTTGGCACTGCCTCGGGCATATCCTTCAATCTCCTTGAGGGCATTACCGGTCACACCAGCAACGGCACTGAGGTCGTGCATCTGGCTGTCCAGACGCACTCCTCCTTGTCCTAAAGCCTGGAAACCGCTGCTTACATTCTGAATCGTCGTATTGACCAAATCGAAGGTGGCCAGCCTGCTTGCAAAGCGATGCAACGTTTTGTCTACACCTTCCACAGAAGCTGAGAATTGCCCAGTCTTTTCAGTTATTCCATCAATTGTGCTGGAATAATTCCCATGAAGATTGAAAATGTAGTCAAAAACAGTTGCCATATCAGTTTTTATTCATATATTTGCAGCATATAAATCACAGCAGATGGAAACAATGGTAGCCTTTTTATTACGGGCATTTCTGTTCATCGTTTACGGAATGGCAATAGTTGCTATCCCGTTTGCGCTGTTCAAATTGTTCCGCATGTTCTATCTGATGTGTAAGCCTGGGAAGAGAAATGCCGGTTCCGGACTTCCTTGGTGGGTCATTTGGCCAACCATTCGTCATTAACGGCTTTTTCCTGGATTGTCACTGGCACTACCTGACAACAACATCTTCCAATTCTCACCTCTCCATCGTTCCAGCCAAATGGCCTGGGCATAAAGTGCAGCCCAGTCCTCATAGCTCCCGGCCGTCGGATCCACATGCAGGTTGCTCCTGATTAGGGCACAGCCCTTTTCAAAGCCGTTCACATCGTCACGGTCTGAAAGAAGGTGTGCCTCTACAAGTTTTTTAGGGATGACATGCAGCCGCTGATCATCTGGGCAAGCTGAGTCTGCATGGCCATAAAGAGAATGGCATCCTGCATCATCTGCTCGTCACCGCCCAGCCAGCAGTTCTTGGCCAGCGTCTCGGCGGCAGTCACCTCATCGGTCTTTCCCAGCTTTGTCACGGCCGACATGACAGCCATGTTTGGGCGGTGGAAATAGCCTACATGGAGTTCCTCACCATCGAGCACGTCAATGCGGATGACTTTCTTGTACCTGGACTTCCATCCGGAAATCGCTTCTTCGGTAACGCCTCCGTCAAAAGTCTGTTTGGGAGCCGTTGTCGTTTTCTTTTGTTCCTGATTCATAATCTCAGATGTTACTTGTTATACTCTATGTGCGAGGGGATGAGGTCCAGTTCCACTTCCTGTCCGGTGTCTCCTTCCTTCCACTCACGGGAATTATTCTTGAACGAGCAGTTGCGGATCTTGTCTGTCGTGACAATCCCGCTGTCGGGGAGATATTGCACGGTAATGTCGAAGGGCGCAATGTCCTGGATACGTCCGTTGGGAACCTGCCGCTGGATGGCCTCCACCTCTTCCTGGTAAAGGGTAATCTTGGCCGATGGAGTAATACGCCCCTTGGAACGTCCGATGGGATAGCGCCCCGCACCGTACTTGTTCTCTACCTCCTGATCCTCGCCATAGTTGATAGCGACGATACCGGTCACCGGTACACCGGCGATGGAGCAAACCACGTCTGCCCAGGAGTACATCATCCCATTGACCATAGGGATGCCGTTATTGATGATACTTGCCATTGTTAAACAGTTTTTACGAAACCAATTTTAATCCTGATTCTCCGCATGATGCCCACCGGAACGTTCTTGATGACCATCTCAACCGTCGAGTTGCTGAGCACGTCCTGGCCTGGGTCAATCTTCACCTTGTAACCACTAAGTTCACCCGCCTTTTCCATCTCCTCGATAGCCTTGTTGGCAGTAGTCTCAAGATGGCTTACGGAATAGGGCTGCAGTTTTCCAGAGGACTCGTCAATGTAAACATTGCCGCCAAGTTCCGGAGTTACATAAGTCCTGATGCCACGCACGGCCTTGTCCATTGTCCGCACCAGCTCAATCATGTTGTAGTCGCTGGTGGTGTCATCCAGGTTGTGGCTGTCGTTCATATAGCTTCCAGCCAATCCCGGATAAGTGACAAAGAAGAGATACCGTTCGCTGTCAAGTTGGTTCAGCAGGGCTCGGTCCACGTCACGCAGCAGCTTCCCATCGCCGAAGGCTGGAAGGGATACCCCGGTCGGGAACTTCTTCACCCAGCCGATGCTCTCATTCACTGCGGCAGAAGACAGCAAACCCAACACAACTCCCAGCGACGATACAGAGGCTTTGTCTGTGTTCCCTGCATCCTTGAAGAGGTCCATACCAGTTCCGCTGCCTGCCTGTGCGATGATGACAGACACACGCTCTTTCTTGCCAGCCAAGTTGGTAGGTAGCTGGGCTATGTCTGCCACTTTGGGAGCAACGAGCAGGGAAAGGGGTGCAGCTTCCGAGTCCAGTTGTGTGGCAATGGTCTGGAGCTTGACATAATCCTCGGCCGTCAGAGCCACGTTGCCCATCCATACGGCCATCTGCCGAATGCGTCTGTCCGCATAGTTCTGTACGGTCTTTATCTCGCTGAAGGCATAGCTTTCTGGTTTCACAAAGAGGCCGACATAGAGCAAAATACCGTCATTGATACGGAAAATCTCAGAAAGCTGGTAATGCAGTACCCTGACAAGCCAGGACTCCGCATCATCAGTAATACCCAGTGATTCGGCCATGTCTATCGTGGAGACAGGCTGCACATGGTCAGTCTTGAATGCTGCCGGTAGGTCTGTCTCCGGCATATACATCACAAAACCGCTGATATGATCCTCACCTGAAAGGCTCTTGGGAACATTACCGTTCTGTCTGTTAATCTGTAGACTGTTCATTGCTATTCGCTTTTAACGGTTACAATTTGGGCACTCTGCAGGTTCATGGCATGATTGCGGGCATCGCTCAACTGCCTGAACGGAATGCCATCGCTGGTGACGAATACCTCAGGAAGCTTATGCTCCTTGATGGCAGTCTTGCCGACCTTGACCAGCATGGCATTTTCTTCGGTAATCTGTTTGGCGGCCGAAAGAGCCTTGCCCTTGGTTTTCTTCTTGCCCGACTGCTCTCCGGTTTCCTCCGAATTGACGGCCTGACCTTCTGAACCTGCAGAAGCCTCTACGGACTCCTTTCCTAACGGCTGTGCCGCCGTAGATTCCACCTGCTGTTTGTTCACTTCTTCCATATCTTTATTTTTTTTAATTTGATTATTACGCATACGATTAGAAAAACGACAATCCCCATGATGAAACCAGTCTTCCAACTGCTGAATATGCCTTCTGTCTTATGCACAGTTGTCAGTGATTTATCCTGTTCCTTTGCCTTGACATTCTGATGTGTAACTCCAGTGAGTGCAGCATTTGTCGTATGTGTGGACTCAAGGCTGCTCCCGGCGTCCTTGCGGTCATGTGAAGCAAGATGCTTCCTTTGCCGGCTCATGGCCTTCACGGGTGGAAGTCCCGTCTCAGGGCTGACAGGCTTGTCGGTGTCAAACAGGACCGTGGTACAGTCTGCCTCTTCCGTAGCCGTGTGCTCCACACTTATGCGCTGCTGGAGGAACCTTGTCACGATACTGTCCAGCGTCCGGCTGTAGCTACTGTCCTGATGCACCGTCAGACTGCTCCTGCTCTTTTCGCTGCTCGTTTCTTTCACTCCTCTGCAACTGGGCAGAGACAGGGCAAGTGTCAGCATGAGGACAGGAAGGAATCCTCTCAATGGCTTTTCTGAATTTCTCCACATCTCTTCGTAATGTTTGGATTTCTTTCTTCAATGGAGCCACGATGCTATCGACGAGGATATCATTGGCTTTCCTGACGTTTTCAAGCTCATTGGCACGGACACCTGAGAACTTGTTCTGCATTTCCGCACGCAGGTTCTCCAGTTCAATCTGGTATTTTCCTTTCAGAAGCCGGCTGTTGAGCCATGCCCCAAGAGGGGCAGAGACGGCGGCCACCACCGTGGGCACGACCATAGATATAATATCGCTCATTTGTGTCTATTGTTTGATGCCGAAACTCGAAAGCCATGCCCTGACATCGAAAGACGGGCATGCCTTTCCGGGATTCAGTTGATGATGCCCAACAATCCTGATGGCCGGGAACCGTCGGTTGAAGTCCTGCACATATCGCTTGAGGGCAGTCTTCTGGGCCTCCGTCCGGGTGTCAGCGGGATTGCCTTGGGCATCCAGGCCGCCAGCGTAGACGATGTGCCGGCTGATGGAATTATACCCGGCTGCTCCGTTCGTAATCTCCCAGGGGTCTACCTGGGCATCCTCGTTGTTTCCAACCAGCCGTTCCACGCTGCCGTCAAGGTGGAAGAGGTCGGTGTATCCCACCTGCTTCCATCCGCGACCACCCTTTGACTTTGGGGCGGTATGCCACCGCCGGATTTCCTCCGAGGTCACCTCACGCCCGGCCTTGGTAGCCGTGCAATGAATGACCAGGTATCTCATGGGCTTGCTCATCAGGCGGTCAGGGCACTGACGATAACACCACGGCTGTTCTTGGAGGTGAGAGGCAGACAGATACCCCACTTGCGGAAGTTCACGAGGTTACGGTGATACAAGGGATCCTTGCTGGCTTCACTGTAATAGAACTGTACGCTGCCGTTGGCCTTCATCATCCTTCCGTTGTAATAGAACACCGATGCCTGACGGTCTGTGGCCGAGGAGGCGACAGCACCCCAAACGTTCTTGGTCTTGGCCGCGACATTGTACATCGGCGTGCCGTCATACTCGTAGATATCGAAGCCATAGAGACGGGCAATCTTGCCCTCGGTCTGGTTGATATTGTAATGGTCCTTGAACTTCAGGTCTGTCTCCAGCAGGTCATTGATATGCTCGCTACAAAGGACGGCAATACGGTCATTCTTTGGAATTCCCATCTTGTCGAAACGCTTCTTCATGGCAAGCAGGTCTCCGGTGGTGAACAGTTTATGCGTACCGTCACTGGAGGCGGCGCCGGTAGTGAGCAGCACGGGCGTATCCGTAGTGTCGCTGTCCGGGGCGATGGCGTGAATGGCCTTCTGGCAGCATTTCTCTTTCAGGGCCTCACGGTGACGCTCCTGGACGCTTGCCATCTTATCGTAGCTGCAGGCGTGGAGCTCGTCATCCGTCACAGGCGTGGCCGTGGTGTCGTACTTATCCAGGGAAATAGGTTTGTCGCTGTCCTTGAGGTCCTGTATCTGCAGCGGGTAGGTCGTATTGTTTACCAACACGTCAGGGTCTCCGCCAAGCTCTGTGAAATGGATTACGTCATTGTCCACATACTGGTCATAGCTCTTGATACGGTCATACCACCCGAGACTCTCCGGGGCTGATCGGAACGCCTTGACCATCTCTCCCGTCCAGATTTCGGTGAGGACTCCCTCGCAGAGGCTGTCCTTGGGCAGAAATGCTCCCACGGCAAGGGCTATCAGGTTAGCGACGATGACACCGGCCACCGGATGAAATCCGAAGACGGCGGTGCCGATAATGGCGCCCATGACGGCATTGAGCATGAGGGCAGCCATGACAGTAAGCACTGTTCTTTTCAAATTCTTGTTTTCCATTATTATCTGTTGTTTACGATTCCAGCACACAGTCCACGCCGTACTCAGCCTTGTAGAGACTTGCATACTTGGCGGGATCCTGCTTTCTCATGACGACGAGCTCGTCGGCAGGCACTTCGGAGAGCTTCACGTATTCCTTGGGCTGTCCGGCCCCGAGAAGGTCGTTGCCCGTCTGGATGACCTCAGTCGGCTTCTGCATCGGGTGCATGAGGTTCAGCGTCTCCTGCAGGCTTTCCACGCCTACAGCCTTTCCCATGCTGATGAAATGGTCCTTCTTGTCAGCCGTGATGCGTCTCTCGCTGATGGCGTGGTCAACGACGGCGTTGATGGAGGCAAGTTCGATTTCTCCGGCCTTGTCGGCCTTTTCCTTGAGCAGCTTGATACGCTGCACGGCATCCTGCGCGGTGGCCGTCTCCGGCAGACCGAGCTGGTCCAATAGTTCTTTTTCCATTTTATCGTTATTGTTTGGTTCAACTTCTTTCCGTTCGTCCGGGCGCAGCAGGGGAACCTCCTCGTTGTCCTTTCCCGCTGCAAGCTGGATGAGCTCTCCTTTGGCATTATAGAGCTGGAGGGCATCGTCGTTACCTCCTATATCCACAATGCTCACCTCAAGCAGCTTGCTCCTGGTGACGGTCGCACGTCGCTGCCCAGGCAATAGATATTCCGGGGCGTCACTCACTTCTATCCGCTCCAGCGAGGGAGAGGCCATCCTGAGGAAACCGTTCTCCCATTTGTCCTCGATCTTCTTGGCAAACTCATCGTTGCCATCAAAGACCGGTGTGCCGATGAGACTGTCACCATCCACCCGCAGGTTCTCAACCCGCCCGATAGGCATGGTATCACCATCGAAGCAACGGCGGTGCATCCAGAGCAGGACAGGATTCTTCTGGTACTGCTGCAGGTCGATGCCCGATGTCAGTACGCGGAAGCCGTAGCAGTTCAGCCCGCTCGTATTGATAACTACTTCTTTCATTTAAAATGGCGGATATTAAGGCATGGCCACCGCCCTTTTGATTTACGTTTAATTAATTTTCTATCAATGAACAATCGAGTTGCAGGGGACGGACTCGAACCGTCGACCCTGAGGGAATGAACCTCATGCGCTGCCATCTGCGCCACCCTGCGATTTGCCCACAAAATTGCAATAATCCCCATAGGTGGGCAAAAAGTGTGTAAACTCTTGAAACACTTTTTTCCCAGCTCGCCGATTATCAGCATTTTTGCACCGTAAAACAACATGAATGGCAACCAAGAAAGAACTTGAGACAAAGAAGGAACTGGCCCGTATCCTCTTTATGCAGGGCGAGCAGCAGAAGGATATTGCTGTCCATACGGGTGTATCCGCACCGACCATCACGAAGTGGGTCAATGCGGAGAGCTGGAGGGAGCAGCGCGCCGCACAGTCCATCACACGCCCGGAGCTGATCAACAAACTCCTGCTATCCATCGACAACCTTGTGGAGGACATCAACCGGAGCGGAGACCCGAAAGCTATCGCCAACCTGGGAGACAAGTTGTCGAAACTGTCATCCACGGTACAGAAACTCGACAAGAAGGCGAGCGTCGTGGACGTGGTGGAGATTTTCATGGATTTCAGCCGGTGGTTGCAGTCCCGTGGAGAGTTCGACACCTCGGCCACGGCAGACTTCATCCGAAAGGTGAACACGTACCAGGACATCTACCTCAACGAGCGGGTATCACAAAAGTAAAATAGTATGGCAACAGGACTCACAGAGAACGAGGCGTTGAAACGATGGCGGCAACACTGCGAGAACGTGCAGCGCTCCACGGCCGTTGACAGGACGGAATCCAGACAGTCGCAACTGGCCCGCATCAGGAGGCTCAGGGGAGACTATGCGGCGTTTGTCGACTACTATTTCCCACATTACACCCTGAATCCGGACACGGGACGGAACACTCCGTGCGCCCCATTCCATATCAGGGCAGCCAACAGGGTGAGGAAGGAACGCAACCTCAAGGCGGTATTCAAGTGGCACCGAGGCGCAGCCAAGTCGACCCACCTTGATATTTTCATCCCTATGTGGCTGAAATGTCAAGAGCCCGGTGACATCCATGTCATGGTTCTCGTGGGCAAGAATGAGGACAATGCCAAGACCCTGCTCTCCGACATCCAGGCGGAGCTTCAGTTCAATCAGCGCTACATCCACGACTTCGGGCAGCAATTCAACAACGGGTCATGGGAGGAGGGCGAGTTCGTCACCAAGGACGGCACGGCCTTCTTTGCCCGTGGACGCGGGCAATCACCGCGTGGATTGCGTTATCGCGCGCACCGACCCGACTATATCGTCATCGACGACCTCGACGATGATGAGCTGTGCCAGAGCCCAGCCCGTGTTTCCAGACTCACCGACTGGGTGAAGGAAGCCCTCTTCGGAGCGTTGGACGGCGGCCGCGGCCGCTTCATCATGGTGGGAAACCTCATCGCCAAGAACAGCGTGCTGCAGAACATATCCGACACCAAGGGCGTATTGGTGTCCCAGGTTAATATCTGGGATAAGGACGGCAACGTCTCCTGGGCGGACAAATGGACGCCAGAAGAAGTCCAGAACATCGAGGCCTTCATGGGCTATAGGGCATTCCAGAAGGAGTATATGAACAATCCCATCATCGAGGGCGCAGTGTTCAAAAACGATTGGATCCGCTTTGGCCGGCTGCCGAGCCTCAGGAAGTTTGATGAGCTGGTTCTGTACGTAGACCCGTCCTTCAAGGGATCATCCAAGAACGACTACAAGGCCGCGAAGCTCTGGGGCAAATATGGCACCCAGCTATGGCATATCCGGGCCTTCGTGCGGCAATGCAGCGTGGCGGAGATGGTGAGATGGCTTTATGACCTGTATGAGTGGGCCCTTCAGGAGGGCATAGCCATACGCTTCTATATGGAGGCCAATTTTATGCAGGACATTATCCTCGACGACTTTCGCACCGAGGGAGACCAACGAGGATACCAGCTTCCGTTGGCCGCAGACAAACGCAAGAAGCCTGACAAGTTCCAGCGTATCGAGGCCATCTCTCCCCTGTGGGAGCGGGGTTTTGTCTACTATGACGAGGCCATGAAAGACGACCCCGACATGCAGGCGGGCATCAGCCAGACACTGGCCTTTGAGAAAGGCATGAGGGGGCACGATGATGCTCCGGATGCCGACGAGGGGGCCATCTGGTATCTGCAGAGACATTCAAGAGTATCTAAATTTGCGCCTTCGTTCGGACGCAGACGCACAGCAAAAAACGTAACATGGTAACAAGACTCATCAAGGCGCTCGTCTTCGATTGGAGACTGAGACGGGCCATCCGGAAGGCACGGCATGATGCCGACCTGCACCGCAGAAAGTTCCTCGTGCTCATCTATGGCGGCAAGCCTGTCGTCGTATCCAAGCAGGGCATACGCAGACTCATAGCCCGCCACCGTTTCCCCAAGGGCTTCACGGCAGCCACGGCCGAGAGGATAGCCGCGTTCGTGGCGACACCTAAAACAAGACCATGATGTTTCTCACGGAAGAAGACTACAAGAGTGTCTGCGATGACTTCGAGTTCGAGAACATTCAGGCAGACCAGAAGCGTACGACGGCCGAGAAAGCCGCCCTTGAGATGATTGCCGGCTATACCTCGCAGCGGTATGACATGCGCAAGGCTTTCTCCATGACGGGAGAGGCCCGGAACGCCATGCTCGTGCAGGTTGCTGTCAACATCACGCTGTGGCTCATGGTGCACCGTATGCCGGAAAGCATGGGCTATGAGCGCCGGCAATTGCTCTATGAGGAGAGTGTCAGATGGCTCAGGGATATCCAGAACAGCAAGGCATCGCCAGACCTTCCCACCTACACCAGCGAGGACGGCAGCCAGATGGATACCCACAACCCCATCCGGTGGGGGTCGCAGCGTCCCGGCAAGTATGATTGGTAAATAAACGGTAAATAATGGATATTCTAAGGAAAATCAGAAATACCCTCAATCCGGGGCAGACACGCTCCGAGGACATGGGGCGGCTCATGCGCTTTGCCAGTAGCAAGAGGGGTATCAAACTCACCGCCCAGCTCCTGGCACAATCCGACAGCCTCACCAAGAAGGATGTCGGAGACTGGCGGCAGGCCTGGCAGGTGGCCATCAACGTGGACAATCCCAACCGTGGTCGCCTCTATGACATCTACCGGGACTGCCTTGTCGACCTGCACCTGCAGGGATGTATCGGGCAGCGTAAGGGAATGACTTTGAAGGAGGACTTCCACCTCGTGGGCAACGACGGCAAGGAGAATGAGGAAGCGACCAAGCTGCTGCAGCAGGAATGGTTCAACGACTTCCTCGGTCTTGCGCTCGACTCCCGCTACTGGGGCCACTCGCTGATCCAGATGGGCGATGTCATCAGTGACGAGGACGGCATGCGCTTCGACGGGGTGACACTCGTGCCCAGGAAGCATGTATGCCAGGAGCACGGGGTGGTGTTACCCGTGGCCGGGGACGACTGGCACAAGGGAATCTCTTACCGTCAGGGAGAGTTTGCCAACTGGTGCGTGGAAGTGGGTAAGCCATACGACCTCGGACTGCTGCTGTCCTGTGCGCCGTCGTGCATCAGCAAAAAGAACATGCTCGGCTTCTGGGACATGTTCGGCGAGATATTCGGCGCGCCCATGCGTATCGCCAAGACCACCACGCAGGACGAGGCGGAACGCGGCAGGATCGAGAATGCACTAAACAACATGGGCAGTGCCTTTTGGGGACTTTTTCCGGAAGGCACCGACATTGAGATCAAGGAGAGCAGCCGTGGCGATGCCTACAACGTCTACGACAAGCGCGTGGACCGGTGCAACTCGGAACTCTCAAAGGGCATCCTCAATCAGACCATGACCATTGACAGCGGCTCGTCACTGTCGCAGTCGGAAACCCATCTTGAGGTTTTCGAGAACGTGGTGAAAGAAGACAAGAAGATGATTTTCTATGTGGTCAACGGACGGTTGCTGCCCTTGATGCGGAGGCATGGGTTCCCGGTTCAGGGACTCAGGTTCACTTGGGATGACGCAGCCAGCTTCACACCTTCGGAACAGCGAGAGATGGAGCGTGTGCTGCTGCAATACTATGAGGTGGACCCGCAGTATTTCATCGACAAATACAACATCGCCATTACCGGGACTCGGGAGCAGGGAAAGGTTGACAGTTTTTTCGGATAAGCCCCAGGAAAGACAAGGGGCAAAGACCGACCTATCGGGTGTTCAATCAGGCTATGGAGCGCTTGTATGGCGGAGATGGGGATTATCTTGCCAAGGACGGCACACCGCCTGACTTCAACGACTCTTTATTTTCTGATGCTGCCAGGAAGGTATACGAGCATGGTGGATTCAATCCTTCCATGCTGCTCAGTCCGGAGGCGCAACGGGTGACGGGAGAGACCTTCCGCGTGTTGAACACGGCCATCTCCGCCCATATCGACCATGTCATGCCCGAGACGGAGCGTCATGCCCTTGAGCACAACGCTTTCATTTTCTCCGGGCTAAAGACTTTCCATTCGCTCCGGGAAGTCGGTCTGTCCATGTTGGATGCCAAGGGCAATATCAAGCCCTTCGGTGATTTCCTCAAAGAGGTGACAGCCATCAACGAAAAATATAACAAGAACTATCTTGATGCTGAGTATCACCATGCGGTGAGGTCGGTGGAGATGGCCAACAAATGGATTCAGTTCAAGGAGGATGGCGACCGTTATGATCTCCAGTACCGCACGGCAGAGGATAGCAAGGTACGCACCTCTCACCAGCAGCTTGACCGGATAACGTTGGCACTCGATGACCCGTTCTGGGAAAGCTATTTCCCACCGAACGGCTGGCGTTGCCGTTGTGATGTTGTCCAGGTGAGAAAGGGGAAATATCCGTTGTCAGACCCCGATATGTCACTCGGTCTGGGAGACGATGCCACTGCCGAGCCGAAACAACGGATGTTCCGCTCCAATCCCGGGAAGTCCCTGAAACTGTTCCCTGAACAGCATCCATACAACAAGGTTCCCACAGAGGTGAAGAAGATGGTGGAGGAGATGCCTGAGCCGCTGAAGGCCCCAGAGGAAGCCGTGGACTTTATCAATGCCAGCGAAGTACGTAAGAAATGGTTTGAGCGAGGGTTCAGCCAGCTTATCGTCACCCAACGAAAAGGCGTGAATGGATATACGGACACGAAAGGGCTCATTGCCATGACCAGAGAAAGGATGGACGGTGTATTGTCCGGCATATCCAAGGTTAGGACAGGTCAGGAACTTACCGAGAAAGAAGCCGACGCGATGGCCACACTGTGGCATGAGATTACCCATAACAGGAGTAAGCCAGGAATGATACGGATGGGTAGGGACCAGACTAAATTCATGGAGCTGGCCAATGAGTTCGTCGCCCGCAAGACCCTACCGGAATTCTATGAAGGTCTGGGTGGAAAAATACAACACCCAGAATTTATGAATGACAGAAAATCCACTGGGTATAATAACATGGTAAATTGCTACGACAGACTCATTGGCTTAACAGGTTCTGATCCAGGCAAAGTCTTGGATGACGTCAAGGAGCATCTTTTCAACCAGCCTTATGACAAACAGCAGGATGGATTGGCCATGGCTTTATATAAGAATGGGGCAAAACTCCCTGATGGGAGGAAACTGAAAAAGACAGAAATCAAGAAACTGGTGAAGAGATGCCTCTTTGGGAACGCTACAATAGACAACATGATTGAATCACTCGTTGTAAAATGACGCGATTTCCTCTGCAAACTCTTGTTCGATGGCCCTGGCAAGTTCCTTGTCTGCAAAATCGATGAAGCTGTCGTAGCTGATAAAACGGTTATGCTCGTCCAGACAAGACAGAAAAAGGTCGATGTCAGACTGTTCATGTCCGCCGATAATCTCGTCCAAAGCTTCGTCGGAAGGGTTGAAGTCGAGGAAAGTCTTCTTTCTCAGTTCAAGTTTGGAGTAATCCATTGTTCTATTTTTGGCAAAAATAAGAAGAATTATTCAATAAAGCAAGACTATAATATGAAATATCATTTTAATCAGAATAATAATGGCAGATTTCGACATTGAGAAGTTCAAGAGGACCGTCCTCACGGACATTGCGGTGGAACTCAAGGATGAGTTTAACGAGAACTTCTCGCGCAAAGCCTTCTTCGGCAAGAAATGGAGGCCACGCAAGGATACAAAGGCAAATGGATCACTACTGGTAGTGCATGGACATCTTAGAAGCTCGATATCCACGCATATCAGTGAGGATGGCATCCATTTTACTTCATCCATGCCATACGCCTCCGTCCACAACGAGGGGGTCAAGGGCACGCAGTCAGTCAAGGCCCACTCTCGAAAAGGGAAACCGGTCAGGGCGCATACACGTCACGCCAACATCCCACAGCGACAGTTCGTCGGAGACGGCAAGGATACCCGGCATATCATCAAAGAATGCCTTGACCGCAGTGCGAAGGAATTTGATATGGAACTTACCAAATTATTGAGACAAAAATGAGAAAGGATATTTTGCAAGCCATTGCCGGAAAGCTCTCAGAGAGTATCCCGGAAATCAAGTTCATCGATCTGTGGAGCGAACAGCTCGCTATGCTCCAGAGCGGTCCGACATGGCCGGTACCGGCCGTGTTCGTCGAATTTGAGCAGATAGACTGGCATCAGATGGCCAATCATGCCCGGACGGCCGACATAGGCATACGTCTGCACGTCATAACCCGGTGCGTGAAGTATAATGGTATCTTTGACCGCAGACAGGTCAACGTCATGAAAGCGGGGGCGACCCGTGTCGGAGCTGCCCTGGACTATCTGGACCTGCTCGACCGCATCAACGCGGCCATGCAGAGCCTCTCTGGGGAAAATTTCACCTCGTTCATGCACACCACCTCCTCTACCGGAAACAACCTCGGAGAACTCATGGAGAGCGTGGAGCGGTTCGTCACCAGGGCACGCGACTTGTCTGCCGTCAGGAAAGCATCAAGGTCCACGGGCCTCTCCATGCTCACCACGGAGGAAATTATCGACCGTGTCATTTAATCCCGCCTGCCCTGTAACGACAAATCCCTCCACCTTCAAAGGCGGGGGGATTTGTCGAAAAAGTCAAACAAGCAAAGCTCGATGGCCGTCGGCCTTGTCTTCTCTGTAGGTATTCCAAGGTAGGTGAGATAGGTGTGATAGCACATCGGATAAACGGGATACACATATTTACGCCACACGGCCTTATAGCATCGTTGGTTGTTGCCAGGCTCATAGTATCGTTGGGTGAGCTCCCGAATCTTTTTGGCTCTCTCAAGTGTACTTTTGTAGTGTTTTGTTGCTCCCATTCACATTTTATTTGTATTTTTGCCATACCTTTTCACTAATCCAAGGTGTGGCGGTTTTTTCATGCGAATGGGAGCCGTCGCACCTTTTTTAGTCCACGTCGGTCATTCCGAGCGGTACGTTCACCCAGGCACCTTTCTCGTTCTTGTACTCAGCACGGATATAGCGCTTCGTGGTCGTGGGCTGGTAGCTTTCCTCAATGATGCGCACACCCTCCATGAAATGCTCGTCTCCGGTCTCCTCGGCCATCTTCCGGAGCTGGAGCACACGGCTGGCCTTGATGTTGCCCTGACCGTCACGGCTCAGCAGTCGGAGCACGGCACTCACGAGGGCCTTGCTGTTGTCATCCTTGGCGAGGCTCTCGATATACTCCTTCACGATGGCAATGCCATCCTCCACGGTGTCGCGGTAACCGTCGATGACGTTCACACCGAGGGTGATTCTCTGAGTGCCGATGCTGTTCGTGAAAGTGTGGCTGCGCTGGCTGTCCTTGGTTAGTCCGAGCACCTCCTGCTTCATCTTCAGGATGGCGTCGAAATTGCCGAAGACGGCATCCTTCACACACTTGAGCTGCTGGCTCATCGATACCAGCTCCGGAATGGCGTCGGCCATTTCCTCATCCACCATGGCAGCATAGTCCTTGCGTTGCTGCTTGCGCTGCTCGGCGGCAATGCGCTTCTCCTCACCCTGCTTCCAGGCGTTGTACTTCTCAAGTTCCTCTTGGGTCATTTCTACTTTTTCCATAATCTTGATTGTTTAAAGGGTTTTCAAATGTTGTTTGAACTGCGCTCAATTGTCTATAAAAGACTTGAGCTCATTGTTGGCTGAATCGATGTCGAGCATGGCCAAAAAGCCCGCCGACTTGATAATGCAGCCGGTCCACGTTAGGCATGATGCCACAACCACCAGGGGAAACGTCACAATGACCAACCCCAACGTCTTCAAATACTCTTTTGCTTTCATTGTTCTTTTGTTTTGATGTTTGTTGTTTTATATCTTGTTCAATTGAGCTGTTCATCTGACGCAGGCTGCAACATCTCATATGATGTCTGTCGCTCGTCCGAGTTCGCCTCCAGTTCTTTAACTGCTATGCCGTCCTTCACTTTCTTGTTGAACCCATAGATGAGGTTGCGAAGCCGCTCACGGGGTATCTTGTTGAAGTCGTCATATCCGGTGCTCCTGCAGGCTATGCCCTTGATGATGCTCACATTAGAGTATTTGCCCTCTGCCTTCAGCCATCCACCGATGGCGCCCATAGCCCGTTTGCGCATCTTGTCCAAGGGTTCCTTGCCCTGTCTTCGCTCCAGCTGGTCAGATAGCTTGGCGCAGATGTCAATCAAGTCGTGCGTGTCCAGGTCGCAGCTGCTATCCACCTCGTAGCTCTCCAGTATGGCGTCCTTCTCGTCCTTGGTCAGCCCCAGCAGGCTGCACAGCGTGTGATACTTCTTCAGGATGCTCCTGTGGATCTTGTCCATTGTTCTTGTCTCTGCCATGTCTATATATTGATTGTAACTATACTCCTGCCCAATACTCCTGTGCTCCCTGCTCCCAGATGATGAAATCAGCACCGCCCTCATGCTCGCCGGTCTTGCTGTTGTCAGTCTCATAGCGGGTGGTAAGGAAGGCCTTGTAACCCTCGACGCGCACTTTGATGTCTGCATCAAACCGGATGTTCTGTGCCAGCGTTCCCTTGGGCAGCCCTTTCCGCTCATGAGCGATAAAGATGAACAGTTTCTCAGGGAAGGTGTCCCGTAGTTTCATGTAGTCGGCCATCTTGAAACCTATCCAGTAGTGCAGTGAGTCAACCACAATGATGTCCGGGCTTTGTTTTTTCTTGAGCCTGACGGTCAGTTCCTTCAGGCTTTCTTTCTCCAATAGTATGATCCGGCTGCCCACCTCTTCCATGCCCACCCTCTTCCATGCTGTCTGCAGGGAAGCTGAAAGCCCCTGCTCAGTGCTGTCGTAGGCCACCCGGCCAAAGCGGGTAAGGTATTTGCTTACCTGCATCACGAAAGTGGTCTTGCCGCAGCCGGAACCGCCATAGATAAGCCAAGCCCCGCGAAGCTCCGGCCGGCCGAAGCTGGCGAGGTAGTCCCCGTCAAAGTCAGCCAGCTCAAATCGTGCCTGCATTACGTTCCTGTTGCTTATCGCTCTTCCCATGTCTGTTCCTTTCGTTTTGTCCTATTCCTTGTTATCTCCCCCCTTGTTGGTGAGGCGGAGAGGGTTATCGCCCTTTCTTCAATGCCCACACCGCTCTCTTTACCCGGCGCAGGTCGTTCTCACTGTCCTCAATGACCTGCCTGATGTCCTTGTCAGAGTCGATGCCGTTGGCAACACACACCGCTGCCACGTCCTCGCTGTTGATGACCTGAAGGGCAACGAACTTGCGGCCCATACGACTGAATATCTCCTCGTAGCCCTTGCGACGTATCCTGAGACCTTTCTTGATACGTTTTTCCAGAAAGTCTGTGGCACACAGGATTATCCCGCAGTGGTCCTCCAGTTGGTTGTAAAGGCTGATGAAGAAATAAAGCACCTGGTCGCTTAGTTTGTCTGCCTCGTCAAGCACTACAAGGGGGCTCTCCGTGCGCTTCAACGTGTCGATGATGTCATCCATCATGTCGCTCACCGTGCTGCCGGTATAGTCTATGCCCATACACTGGAGCAGTTTGCCCATGAACGTGCGGCGGTTCCAGTATTCCGAGCAGCACAGGTGAAACACGTGGCGGTGTGTCTTGCTGTAGTTTCTTATGGCCTCTGTCTTGCCGCATCCGGCACATCCGGTAATGGCGAGCACAAGGCTCTCCTCCTTGGCGTTGTCCAGGAGAAATATCATGCGTTCGTAAGCCCTCGTCGTGGCAATCTGCCACTCCTTGCTGTCGTGCCCGGCCTGTGCTGCCACGGTGCGCCACATGTCATCACTGATGGAGTCCCAGTTGCCGGCCAATATCTGGCTGATGGTGGCGGAGCTTACCCCGTTCATGCTGTTGGCTGCCTTGTTCTGGCTGCCCTTCTGCTTGCAATAGTCCTTCAGGACCTCTGCTATCACTTGTTTTTCTTCCCTTTTCATAATCTCTGATGGTTTTACTCCTCCTGTTAAGAGGTTTTGGTTAAAAAATTGAATAATCGTCCTTGTCACTCTCATGTGCCCCTTGTGGCAGGATGGGAATTTCCACTGCGTCCGCGTCTATCGCTTTTCCAAGCCGGGCCCTTGCTTTGGGCAGTTTATGCTGGCCTCGACCATCCACAATGAGCAACCGGTTGAGGATGCTGTCCTGTCGGGGCAGGCTCCTCAGCAGCTCCTCAGTCTTTTCGGCAGTATGCTCCAGCTTTCCGATGACGTGTTGCTCCAGAGCTTTGTTGAAGTCGAAGACCTCCTGCAGTTTCTTCGCATCGCCGGGCTTGCGGTCTGCGAGTGCCATAGGCTGCACGTGCTTTTCCCGGAGCATGTACCTGAGCGTTCCGTCCTCATTCACGGCCAACACTTCACCAAGGTTGGCAGGGTCATACTTCACTGTCCATTTCTCCGAGGTATGGTTTCTGAATGATATATCGAAGCTGTCGTACTGTCGTTTCACTCCCAGCAGGGTCACTTTCAGCCCGCCACCTTCAAAGGTGTTGCGGAAACCTGTCTCGTCACCGAAATACTGCAGGTAGTTCTCACGGGTCATCGGCAACCGTCTCTTCTGTGGCAGGTTCTCCATCATTTCACGCAAACGACCAATTTTCTGTTTGCGCTCCAGCGCCATGATTTCCATTATCTGTCGGATTACGCCTTCTTTATCGGGGAAGGAGCGACGCCGACGGTTCAATGCCTCATTGTTGGGCTGGCGCTTCGGGTCGGTGGTCACGCCATATCCGCTCCAGTTGTTGCAGAGCTGGCAATATTTCTTGTTCAGTTCCGCGAAATAACGCTCCACGGGCTTGGCCTTGGCATTCTTCACCTTGGCCGGTGTCACCTTATCGCTGACAGCCTGATACAGGTTGGTCATTGTCTTCAGGCAGAAATGGTCGCTCTGCACCTGGTTGGCCCGGTATTTCACGCCGAACAGTTCCTCACTGTGCCTCACAGCGTCCCTGAGGGCAGCCATGATGAGGTTGGAGTCCTCGTTCTTGCCGATGGCATAACCGATAGGATAACCGCAGCAGGGGTCCATCACCACCTCCACCGTCAACCGGTTGCAGAAGGTGGGGTTCCGATGTCCCTTCTTGTCAATCACGCAGTCCTGATAGAGCAGCTCCACATCCCAGCCGTCCAACGACCACATTAGGAATGGAGCGGTAGGCTTGCTCCTCACCACCTGCATGGAAATCGAGTTCCTGAAACGACTCTCGCCGAGGCGACCTCCCAATGTCACGAGGTTTAGTTTCTTTTTCCACACCCTCACGGTTCCGGCAGTTATTTCCGGCCAACCTTTCTGACGGGCAACAGTGTTGTAAAGTCCTGCTATCCTCGTGTTGTCAAGATTGTTATGGTGGGCCATGAGCTGGGTCAGATAACTTTCCTTGATGTCATCATCCACTTTGGCCGCATTCATGTTCTGGAACTTCCCGCTGATGAAGCATGTCCAGCCGTCACGCATATAGGCTTGGTATTTCCGCTGGAGGCTGCGGGCGTTCTGAGGCAAGCCATTGGGCCACTCCTCGCCGATGCGGGGTAAGGCTGCGGCAGCACGCTTCCAAAACTCACCCTGCTTGAGCCTTGGCTTGCTCTGTCTTGCACGGTGGCTGTTGCTCTTCATGATCCTGTCTCGGAATGCGTTCATGATGGCACAGTCATTGGCATACTCGGCTTGCTTCTCTGGATCAAGGTTGCGCCCGTTGGGCAGCACATAGCTGGCATAATTGTCTATGGCATTTCCATCCGGCACGATGTTCTCCAGGAATGGCTTGCTTTCGGCGCTCTCCTTGAAGTCGGGATAACGTTTGTAGACCTCTGTCTTGTACTTGACGGGAAGACTATCGACAACAAAAAGGGCTGGAGTACCATTGCAGCCACGACGAACACGCTCTACTGCTCCCCGCTGATTCATCTTTTTTAGATATTCAGATGAAACAATACCTGGAACAAGTTCCTGATGACTTATACATAGTTTATTCTCGTAATACTCCATAGCTATCTCTTTTTATAACCCCGCAGCAAACACCTGCTCGATATATAGCTGCTGTATGGTGGGGCAGCTTACCTCTCTCACATGCTTGCCATGTCTGTCCGTCACGCGCAGCCAGGCCGTACTCTTGTTGAGTTCAATTTGGGCACCATTTTCAAACTGCTGTCGCATCATGCCGTTGGCATCATGGATAGTCTCGCACTCCGGTATCAGGTTCATCAACTTACCTCCACGTTGCAAGGCAACAGTTCTGATGCGCTTGGCCAAATCACTGCGTCCATGCTTCTTGTCAAAGACCAAGGCATAGCGAATCATTTCACGAGTCACCCCGAATGTCTTCAACAAGAAGGCACGGTCCTCGTTGGTAATCTGAATCATCCTTTTCACTTTTGTTTCCAT